AAGACTGACTGGCCAGGTCAGGCGTGACGCGCATTTCCCCCCACAGCACCGGCAAGGGTTCGTAAGGCCTGGCCGTATTGCGCTGGCCGCTCAGGCTGTAGACCTGGCGCGCAGCGGCGACATCGCCCACCTTGGGCACTTTGGGGCCCAGCACCTTGTTGATCAGCATCGAGCCGGCAATGACAATGCCAGCCTGGATCGCTGCCAGCGCAAACCCGGCAGAGGCAGCCACGTAGGTGCCACCCATTGCGCCGTACAGTCCAGCGGCAAGACCACCAGAGAAGTACGTTAGCGCCGCAATGGCCACCAACGCCACGGCCTGCTTGGCCACCACGGCACGGCAGGCAATGTGCATGCCGTGCTTGGGGTAGACGTGGGCCCACATGGCGCGCGGCACCATGGACCCACCAATGCTCACCACCCAGGCGCCCGATTCGATGCCGGGCACATGCCGGCCCAGGAACACGGCCAGGCTCTCACCGGGCTGCAGATCTGCCGGCACATTGCGCTGCCCCTCCTGGGTCAGCGCATGCGGCGTGACCACCAGGCGGCCCATGGCGTCCAGCAGCTCGGCCGGCATGCCATCCACGGCCGCCACTTCAGCAGCTTCAGCGCGGGTCATTTCCATCGGTAGTACCCCTCCACTGTCAGGCCCAGACCCGACAGCTCTTGCAGCCGGTGCAGCGTGCTGCCCCCCTGCATCCAGGCGGCCACGTGCAACACATACGGCGCGTAGTTCAGAAAAAAGTAAGTGCCGATATGGCCTCCATGCGTAGCACCCACTTCACGCATCAGCACGGCATCGCCGTCCTGGGGGCGCAGCACCGGGTCTGCCAGCTGGGCGCTCATGGCGGCGATCTCCCGGGCCTGGGCTGCGCTGTCCAGTGGGCGCGGTCGGCGCCCAGGCAGCAGGACCTCACGGCCAAACACTTGCTGCTGCACCTGCATGGCAAGGTCGGCGCAATCCATACGGCGCGGGTCATAAGCAATGCCCACCAGGGCTTCAATGCGTTCGAGCATCAGAAAATCCCCGGCAAGGTGAAAGGCGTAG